TTATTTCGTTATATGACGCATTGTTGGGAATAATAGTACATCACGAATTGATGGTGAGTTTGTAAGAAGCATGATTAGACGGTCAATACCAATACCTAATCCACCTGTTGGCGGCATACCGTATTCTAAAGCTTCAATAAAGTCATTATCCATTTCGTGTGCTTCGTCATTGCCCGCCTCTTTTTCAGCTAGTTGCGCCTCAAAGCGTTCACGTTGATCGATTGGATCATTAAGCTCTGTGAATGCATTCGCATGCTCACGACGTACGATAAACAGCTCAAAACGATCTGTGAAACGCTCGTCTTCTGGGTTTTTCTTCGCTAAAGGAGAGATTTCTACAGGGTGACCGAATACAAAAGTTGGCTGCACTAGTGTTTCTTCTACTTTTTGCTCGAAGAATTCATTAATAATATGACCGACTTCATGCGCCGCTTTGACTTCTACCCCGTGTTCTTTTGCAAGTGCTTGCGCTTGTTCCTTCGTCATTGGCTGCCAGAAATCAACGCCTGTAGCTTCTTTAACTGCATCTACCATATGAACACGTCTCCAACCTACAGCAAGGTTAATTTCATCTTCACCGTATTGTACGGATGTTGTGCCAAGAACTTCTTGTGCTACATGGGCAATTAAGTTTTCTGTTAATGACATGATATCTTTGTAGTCTGCATATGCTTCGTACAGCTCAATCATTGTGAACTCCGGATTGTGACGAGTAGAGATACCTTCGTTACGGAATACACGGCCAATCTCATAAACTTTTTCTAGTCCACCCACGATTAAACGTTTTAGGTGCAACTCGATAGCAATACGCATGTATAGTTCCATATCAAGTGCATTATGGTGAGTAATAAACGGACGAGCCGCTGCACCACCAGCAATTGTATGAAGCATTGGTGTTTCTACTTCTAAGTAGCCTGCATTATCTAAATAGTTACGAATTGCGCGGATAATTTTAGAACGCGTAATAAATGTTTTTTTGCTATCTTCGTTTGTCATTAAATCTAAATAACGTTGACGGTATCGTTGTTCTACATCTTGTAAGCCATGGAATTTTTCAGGCATAGGACGTAGCGCTTTTGTTAGGAACGTAAATCCTTCAGCCTTCACTGAAAGCTCTCCCACTTGCGTACGGAATACGTTACCACGTACACCTACGATATCACCAAGGTCAGCTTGTTTAAATAAGTCATAAGCTTCTTCACCAACATGATCCTGACGAACGTAAATTTGAATTTGTCCACCTAAATCTTGAATATGTGCAAAGCCAGCTTTCCCTTTACCGCGCTTTGTCATAATACGACCTGCGATAATTACTTCTTGTAGGTTTTCTTCTAGCTGTTCTTTTGTTTGATCTGCAAATTGTTCGCGCACTTCTGTAGAAAGATGTGTACGCTCAAATCGACTACCAAATGGATCTTGACCGTTCTCTTGAATAGCAGTCATTTTTTGACGTCTCACCAATAGCTGATCATTTAACTCTTCTATGTTTGACACTTGTTTCACTCCTTATTAAATTGTCCGCGTTTACGTCCATCTAACACCGCGGTTTGTTAATGTATTTGATTGTAATCTGTTTCAAATATAACAATACCTAATAAGTATACAACAGAGTTTTGTTTTTTGCTGAAATTGATTGTAATTTGTTTATGGCATCGTTTCGGCATCATTCTTAAATAGTTTAAATTAATTTACATCTGTATTATAGAAGAAAGCCACTCATTGTTTTTCAAATGAGTGACTTTCTTCTATTAATAATCAACATCAGATACTTTCAATATATCCAAAAAGTGTACTTTATGAATATCTCTTACCTTATCCTGGATATGTATTAACTTAGTGTTAGCATCCATCTTAACAACTGTACCTTGTAATGGTTCATCCATCTTATATACAGTAAATACTTTTAACTTATTTTCTTCCTTAGCTTCACCTAACACAACCGCTAACTCTTCTAAATCAAATTCATCACGATCTAAATGTTTCTTTTCCTTTGGTGGTGTTTGTGTAGTTCTCTGTGGTTTATCTAACTTCTTTGGCTTTGAGCCTTTTGTTGGTTTTGGAACTGCTGTAAATAACATGTTTTCTCCTCCTTTAAATAAGAACATTTGTTTGTATATATTATAGAACTAATGTTCTGTTTTTGGCAAGTATGACTTTAAATTAATTCTCATCGGCCAATAAATATACAAAAAACTGGTGTATTAGGTTTCAAATCTACTACTAAATTAAATAAACAATATGATTTTTTGCTCATCCAATTAATAGTTTGGTAGAATATATGTTAATACTTAGAAAGGAGGAAATATGTTTGAATTTAATTTATTGTGATGAAAGCTGTCATTTAGAAAATGATGACAGTGATATTATGGTTTTAGGAAGTGTGAAAATAAATGAAAATTTAAAATCCATTTATTTTGACCAAATAAGAAACCTTAAACAAAAGCACGGTATGAGTTCTTGGAATGAAATTAAGTGGACAAAAGTTTCGAACTCTAAAATAGACTTTTATTTAGATATAATTGATTGGTTTTTTGAAAGTGATATTTACTTTAGGGGATTAGTTGCTTTAAATAAGAAAGAGCTTGACCACACACAATTTTCAAATGGTGATTACGATTTGTGGTACTATAAAATGTACTTTAGGTTACTAGATCCTCTTTTGGAGTGGGGTCAAGAATGCAGGGTTTTCATTGATATCAAAGATACTAGAGGTGGAGTGAGAGTAAAAAAACTCCAAGAAGTACTTTGTAATAATATTTATGATTTTAATGGATCTGTATTAAAAAATATACAACAAATCCACTCTAATCAATCAGAACTTTTGCAAATTTGTGATTTAATCATAGGTTCTTTATCATACTACCACAGAGGACTATACAACGAGCACAATGATTCAGCAAAAAACAAGTTAATTAGTCACATTAGATATCGCTATGGTATTAATTACAATATTTCTTCATACAAGTCCGAAAAGAAATTCAACTTGTTTATTTGGAAACCAGTGGGGGTTAGATAACATGCAAATTTCATCTCCCCTAAATTTCATCGAAAATGCAGATTTAAGCCGAAACATACAATTAGTAATAAATAATTTCAGGCCGATTTTTTTAGACAAAAGTAATCGACCTGAATTTATGGGCAAATTTATTTTCTTCGACATGACTGACACAAAAGGTATAGTGACTTTTCCGTACCCAGAAAAGTTAATGCACATTATGTCGTTAGAACCTAAAAATCATCACACTATTTTTCCATGTAATAATGATGAATCTTTAATACATTGCCAAAATAAATGTGATAGTTCTTGCGCTGATGTTCATTTTCAGTTGTTAAAACGTAATGAATGTTATTACAGGATGGCAAGAATACATTGGATTCCTGAAATAATAAATTTAGCAAATGCAAGTAACCCATCAACACAAGTTTGGATTGAAAGCAAAAGTCCAAATGGTAAAATATTCGAAAAAACATTTATTAGATTCCAAGAAGGATTAGTTGATTATATAATTATATTGAGACATGTAATTAGAAGTGGCACTTTTACACATTATGCTTTAGAATCTGCATTTCCTGTGTTTTTAAAGCGAAACAAGATACAGTTTACTAAAGACTTCGAAGCATATACCAAAATTACAACAGGCACTCAAAATACAGCTGTATAATTTCAATAAAAATAGCCAGGCTACTAGTGCCTGGCTTTAATTATTATTTGCAAAATAAAAAAGGCCGGTCGTCATCTTATGACATCCAGCTGTCTCCTTCTACAACTAGGTAGATGAGCTACTCTTAGAATAAACCAGCTCTTTTTTAATGTCAACAGAAATGGTGCAGTTATCGCACCTTTATTTTTATTCTCACGAATTATAACGTACGTTTCACTACCGATATCAACAATCCTAAAGCTTCACCATCAGTCATTGAACCCACTTTCTCGCTATGATCCACCTTTAAGATTCCTTTTTGATAAGTCGCTTTTAACAATCCTTTTAAATCCTCTTTAGCTGTTGATGTTAGTGTGTTAGTCATCTGTGTTTCCTCCTTTTGTTGAACAGTATTTTTTTGCTTCATCGCTTCTTCAACTCGTTTCAAGAAGCTATTCCAGCGACCTTCGCTTAGTATCCGATGTGGACAGTATTTTCCGTTCCAATCTTGATGTTTCTTTACACGTTCTATGCCCCATCCATATTGTTTTAGTAACGAGGCTATATACTGTACTGCATTTTCTTCTGCGGCAGCATAACGGGCACCACCACTTTTGCTATAACAAATTTCAATACCGATTGATTTACGATTACCGTTGCCCTGTCCATCACCACAATGCCAAGTATTACGGTTAAATGGAATGGCTTGAATCACTTCTTTATCGTCAACTGCGACATGATAAGATACCTGATTGTTGTTAGTAATCATGTATTTAATTTCGTTGCTTGCAGAAGCATCATTTGCGGTATTGTGTACCGTAATGTACTGCGGTGTCATAGAATAAGGCGTTTTTATAGGATACTTACTGGAAGGCAATATGTTTTGTATGAAAATGTAACTCATTTGCTTTCACCCTCTTTTTCTTGATTATTAAAGATTTCTAACGCACGTTTTACTGGTCCTGGCATGTCCAAACCCAATTTGGCACTATTTTCACCTAAGCTCACAATTTCATTTAAGATAAATAAAATTGCTACAGCATCGGGAATAATTTGACCAATTGAAAAGCCTTGGTCTAGAAGCACTAAATAAATTAAGTTAGCCACTACTATCCAAACCCACATCATGCCCTTTTTAATAATGCCTTGGTAGCCTCGTTTACTATTAATAGCTCCCCAATTGGCAGCCATACCGGTTAAAAAATCAAGGATGTTAAATACTAATAGAACCGTTAGTAATAGCCCCCAACCACCAATTAAAAACGATAAAGCTCCTCCGAATACTGATACAAAAAATCTTTCCATTATTACACCGTCCTTTGCCCTTTTTATAAATAAAATAGCGCCATGAGAAACATCGAGAATCAGTAACATGTACCATTGCCCATCTCGATAGCTCTCATAGCACTGAAAAATGCATAAAAAATAACGCTAAGCCTATGCTTGCGTTTGTTGTGCGTCTATTTCGTTTAATAGCTGTGTGTATTCATCATCTTTCAATTGGTTATTAGCGTAAAAAACATTCACTTTATTCTGCATAGCAGCCTGCTCATAACGTCTACGCTCAATTAAAAACTTACATAATTCAAATACTGTCATTTTAGTTTCCTCCCAGTCCTAGCTCACTACGAGATACTAGGTATTCAGTGTTTAATAATGTTTGAGCCTGCATTTCTTCAACTGTCGGCTGTGGTTCGATTGATGTTGGCTCTGGAATGACAGGGGCTGTGAACTCACCTGTTTCTCGGTTGTAATCCCAACCTTCTTGTACATCGGGTTTGCTTGTAATATCAACTAAAACAATATTTGGTGCAAACTCTGGTTTTTCGTCTGCTTCAAAAATACAATGTGCTTTATTATATAAAATTTGTGCAAATCTCATTTAATCACTCCCACCATTTAACTGTTAATATCCCATTACCGCCATTACCGCCCCTACCATGGCTTTGATTATTACCACCAAGTCCTCCTACACCAATAGTAACTACTATGGTACTTAGTGGCGTAACTGTAATCGGATAATCATAAACAAAATCACCACCACCACCACCTGACGCTGACCCAACCTCAGCTGATGTATAGTTTGAACCTGCCCCCCCAGAACAATAACCACCATCTCTACTTTTCATAATTACTACCGATACATAGTTACTAGGTATGTTCTGTGCAATACCTCCAAAATAAGGTCCGCTATTTCCTCCATTACCAAACCTAAAACCCGATGCTGAAAGTGAGCAAATGCCAGCCTGTCCACCACTACCGCCTGGCATACCTCCGGCACTGCCTGCAGGCCCTAAAATTGCTGAACCACCACCTCCGCCAGATAACGTCAAAAGATTTCCAAAAGAAGTTGGTGTTCCTGAACCGCCCATACTTATCTCTTGTGAGTCTCCTGAACCACCGCCACCACCTGCGCCACCGCCAGTAATATAAACTTCGGTAACTCCTGCAGGTACTGTGAAAGTGCCATTAGTTGTATAAGTTTTGGACTTTAATACTTTACCTGCGTTTTTGTTTGCTATTTGATTACTTATGTTGTCTACGCCTTGTTTGATTTGGTCTGACTTGCCGTTAATTTCATCAACACTTTGATTAATGTCATCAAGTTTAGTGTCAATAGCAGTTAAATCTTCTTGAGTTACACCACTTGCAACTTCTACAGCCAGTGTCTTTAATGCGCTATCGATTTTATCCATGTTGCCATTCTGTACATTAACGTCATAAAATTCCTCTTCATTCGGTTTTTCTAAGTTGTAATTAGGTGTGTTTGTTGACATTATTGCATCACTTCCTCTCTGATTTGTTTATGTGTAAATGCTTTTAATTGAGCATGAGTGTATTTTTTTAGTAAGGCATGTTGGTTGTATCGTAATTCGACGGATAAAATCATATTTTGAGGTGTAATACGTTCTAGCATAATGACAACTGCATCAAACATGCCTTTCACTGTCAATTCGATTTTTACACTTAGTGTCTTGGCTGCTACATCACGTTTCAATTCATATTTTCCCTCGCCTAATAGGCTATCAAGCAATTGTTTCAATACCTGATTTGTGTAAGGTGCTTGCTCTTGATAACGAGCTAAAATACGGAATCTACGTGTCTCTATGGAATCAGTTGCAGGAACGCTTAGTTTAAGCATTTTTTCATATCGACTAGCACCTTTCTCATTCGCTGTTACGACAAATTGATTGTTTAATGTGTTTTCGATTTCTTGCCATAACGCTTCTAATACAGGCTTTTCAACGTTTGCTATTCCAACAATTTCTTTAATTTCATGTAGAACAGATGGTAAATAGTCGATGATGTCTACCTCTCTAGCCATTTACAACACCTCGTTTCGGAATAGACTCAACATCTAGTGCGATATTGGATTGACTGCCATTTAATTGCGTATTGGCAATATCAAGCACACCTGTTACACCTAGCAATCGGTATTCAATTTGTGACACTCGTACAACCACTCCTGCATGATCTTCTTCATAACTGTTGGCCTTGGCCCATTCTTCTGCTAACTCTTTGAAATAATCATCAATCACCTTCTGCACTTGACTCTCAATGTCAGCCCAAGTCCAACCTGCTTGATAAGTAATATTTAAAGTAACATTAATAACCGATTCACCCACACCAAAAACGGTCACTATATGGTCAATAGGTGCTGTTCCTAAACCTTCACCTTGATGTTCCAGTGGATCAACAGTCGTTTGAACCTCATCGATTAGTGTTTGTGTTGGTTTTTCGTATTGAGAGTTGATAATGACTATCTTAACGGTCCCTCCGCCATTCCATGCACGATAAACACGTACACCGCCGACACCAGGTAATTTCCCTACCTTATCTTTGTAGTCAGCTCTATTGCCTCCAAATGCGGTGGATTCAAAGCTATTGAAGTAACGTGTACGGAATGCTTCTGTTTCTTCTTCGTCGTCTCCTGGTACCAAAACATCGGTTAATATGGCCGTCTCCAAATTATTAATATAATTAATTGGTATAAGTTGACCCGAAAATAAATTACCGACATTACCCGCTGTTTCACATCTCAATATGAATTGCCCTTGTGTAATTTGCTCAATAACTTCATAATTCAAATCGTCTAAACTAAAACGACTACCGATTGGGACGTCAATATTAAATACACCTTTTCGTTTTGCATAAGTAGCTTCGAGAGGCTTTAAACCACGTTCTGCAGCGCGTCGAATTAAATACTCACGCGGTGCAGTATCAGCAAATACCATGTCGATAAAATTCTTTAAAGTGAAAAGCATTTGAACAGTTTCAACACTATTAGCTGCGGTTGCGTTATATACTAAAGACGTGACTTCGCGCTTATCAAGAGAGTCATCGATGCCTGCCAATTTTCTAGCCATCAGTTCTTCAAATGTCGTATCTAAATTGAATGGTTCAGCCATCAATATTCCACCTCTTTCTTAAGCGTTAATTCACCGAAAATAGTGTGTGCTGTATAAGCAACATGCACTTTATTTTTCTTTGTTGTGACTACAAATGAATCCACTTTATTAATGCGATCATCTTGTAGCAAACACTCCTGTATACGTCGTGGTACTTCACTCGCTACATAAGCAGTGGGTTTACCGAATAAATCTTTGGATTCAAACCCTGCATTCCATGTATAGATAATGTGGTCGTAACGCTCAACAGAAAGCATTAAAAAAATCGCCTGTTTCATGGCTTCTAAATCATCAATAAAGCCAACACAGCGATTCTTGTCATGTAGTAATTTATAGTTCTTCGATGGTTCAATGACTTCCTCGAAGTCAAGTGTCAGCCCATCATTTTCAACCTGCGGAATCATCAAACCACCTCTTTATCGATAATTAAGTATTGTTGTCCGCCATGCGCTCGTATCATAGTTACTTTGTCGCCATCAATTAAACCGTTATAAATTTTGAACTTTTTACGGCCTCCGATTTCTGTTTCGTGTTCAACCGTCATATCTACCTCATAATCCATAACAGCACGTGTAAGCTTTAATTGTTCCTTTTTAAGCGTTAGTTTTTGGTCAACATAGACTTCTAATGGCTCTACACTAACTACGGTTCCGTATACAATCGTACATAGCTTTTGAGCGTTTAATACTCCTTGTACTATCTTTTGAAACTCAATTAAAATGTCCTCCATACTACGCAACGAAATCACCGCCAATCAGTTTTAAGTCCATACGATGGTCTGATTCTTTGAAGGTATGTTTAACCGTTTCAACCAGCATAAAATGAGCTACCGTTATGTCCCCTAAGTACATTTGTACACCTAATGTAGTGCCACCTCGTACCGTTGGATCACCAAACACTTTATTAATGTGTAGCTTCCTTGATTTACGATTGTAAAGAGCTAACATGCCGTCAGCTTTCGCTTTACCGTTTTCTTTTTCATCGAGTTTATCTGTCATTTGCAACACGCCCCATTCGTTCATCTTGGAGCTGTCTTGTGCGATGTAGATTTCACGTTTACCTGTTTTTTTATTTTCTCGTACTAGCTTGATTTTGTTGTAGGTGTTTTCGTCAATTGAAGTTGTGTATTCAAATGATTCACCCGATTCTTCATCGATAAGTAAATCTGATTTCAGCATCTTGATATTGCGGAGATTCAACGCGCCATAATCGTCATACAGTACATATAAGTCACCTGTGTTAAGGGTCGTTTCAGATAGGGCATTATCCATGATGGTAAATAACTCTTGGTTATCCTCTACCCTCGAAGCAATGACATGTTTCGTATTCGCGACAATGCCTGTCTTTAGCCTAAAGTCCTCTGCAATCATTTGAAGCACTTGAGCAGCCGTTTTATTGGCGTATACGTATGTGTCCTTGTTTTTAAAGTAACGTAGTTGGTCATAGCAAGTAACGCTGATAAGACGGTTGTTATTCCGTTTTTTTGTAAATACAAAGCCGAAAAATATCTTGTGGCCGTCATAATCAAATCGCACTGCATCACCTTCATTGAAGCCTAACACTTCATCTTTAATGATGTTAAATGTTAGCTTACCTGGTGTGCCTTTACGATGCGTTTCCCACTCGACACCTTCTTCTATAGCACATTCGAAAATACGTCCTTTACTCATGATATATAGTTGTGATTTAGCCAAGTTTTATCACCTGCCCAACCTTAATTTCATTTGGATTTTTAATATTATTAAGCTTTGCAAGTTCGGGGTACTTTGAACCGTCTCCCAAGTACTTCTTAGCAATTGCCCACAACGTATCACCTTTGACAACAGTATGTGTTTTAGGTGTTTCCTTGCCCGTTGTGGGACGTTTCTGTTCAACGACTGCCTTTTGTGTAGTCGTTGAACTTGTAGCGTTATTGGGTGCGGTAGCTGGCTTAGTAACAAGTCGTTTATTGCCATATGCTCTGAATTGCTTCAAACGGATGCTTACCATAACATCAAAGCCATTTTCAGCAGATTCTTTGATTTCATAATCCTCGATTGAAACAGTCATGTTCGTATCAAAGAGTAAGTTGCCATTCGGCATCATACGGTTGACGATGAATTGAAACGGCTTGTCAGATACCATTAATTTTTCAAGCTTATCGAGATAATAAGTAGCTGGTTGAAAACCATTCGGATAAACAGAAAACGGATATTTGACGTTTGGGAGTAATACCTCAAACTCAATATCCGTTAAACCTGTTTTCTTGATGATATTTACTTCCCCATCGTTCATTAGCACGATTGTTTCATTACGGCCGTTAATTTTCGTAATCAATTCAGAAGGAGCGACAGGGAACTGTACGCCATCTATGAAAAAGTTATACATGATCTGTCGGCCCTCCCTCCGCTAACATAGCAACTGTTTCCTCTACTTTTTCACCGAATTTATCAACAATCCCGTCGATGTCCATTTCGCTATTAATATAGTTTTCATTTTTCATATCAACTGTGATTTCTGCAGTAGTGTATCGGTTGATTGCTTCACGTTCAGCAAGATCACGAAGGTATTTTAAATCTTCGTTTAACATTTTTATTCCATCAGCAGCTTTTTTTGTATTGTCAGCCGTTTTCTTCCCAGCATCGTTACCTTTGTCAAGTTTATCACCTAACGCTAAGGCATTATTTATAGCATCTTCTATGTCAGTATTACTTTTGTTTTTATTCTTATCTAAATTAAATAGGTTAGCACCCCAATTTTTACCTGTATCCCAAGCATCACCTAAAGATTTCATTTCCATTTTCGGCGCTACCCAGTAATCATCTGGGGCTTCTCCTACCCAATCATTGATATTACTTTTTAATTTTGATAAATCTGCTGTTACCGATGCCCTAGCTTTAAATTCACTCATTCTCCCAATATCAATACCTGGTATATTATTCAACGCATCCACTATCCAATTAATTGCTCCGATAGCCATATTAGCGCCACTGATAAACATATTAGCCAGATTAGTAGCTGCACTATCAAAACTACTAATCATACTTGTTGCCATATCAATAGCATTATTCGCTAAATTTGCAAAATAACGCTTTACCGTATAGTTTCCATGCGACCAAATATTAACCCAAAATTCCACTATAGCCGAAAAAATGTTCCATAGGTATGCAATATTATTATAGATATAAGTAACTAACACCATAAATGCTCCAGCAATTATTCCTGTTGCACTTATAGATTCACCTGTAAAATGATTGATTGCAGCGACAGCTAAGTAAAATAAAGCAATTAATACAATTATAGCCCCAATTAACCAACCTATAGGGTTTGCTGCTATTGCGATACTCAAAGCTGCCATTGCTGAGGTAAAACCATAAGTAGCCCATGTAGATAAAACAGTTGTTGCGACATACCACAAATTACGTATTGATGCTGTCGCAATCATTATTACGTTAATTGCTATCGCTCTGTTAGCCCAAGCCCATGCTGCTACGTTAATAATAAGAGCAGCTGTAACTCCTCCAATTACTGGAGCAATAAATGACCAATTATCATAAATTAAACTACCACCAGAAATTAATAAATCCATTGTAGATGTAGCAACTATAGCAAGTTTTTCTAAAGCGACTGTGGTATATTCCATCATTTGTTTCACTTTATTACTGTTAGCTAAATCATTTATTTTTTGTAAAATAGGTGTGAACGCTTTTAGTGCTCTATCTGTCATTACAGTCCAAATATCTGACCATTTTGTAGGTATGCTACCGAAGGCTGCGTTTGTTTCTTCTGCTGCATAGAACATTGCATTCTTAATAATATCTGCTGTAATAACACCATCTGACGCTAGCTTTTTTATATTTGAAGCATCAATGTTCATTGCTTCTTCTAAATATCGCTGAATATTAGCTACAATTGGTTGAGCATTATCTAGGACTGCACCTAATTCTTCACCTTGTAAACGTCCAGCAGCCATTGCTTGTGTAAGTTGCAACATAACTGAACTAACACCTTCTGCTGAAGTACCAGCAATAGCAAAAGTTTTATTAATTTGTTCAGCAAATGCAATAATTTCTGTCGGATTGGCGAATGCTGCTGATGCTTGCATCCCTAATTTACCAACCATATCTGCAGTTGATTTATATGATGTAGCTGTACGTTGAGCTGATTCAAAAATACTATCTTGTAATTCTGCTGTTGTCATTAACGCACTATTAATACCACCAGAAGCTTCAGCATTTTTTTGATAAGTGCTGTTCATTAAATCTAGACGTGCTTGTGTGTTAATCATTTCATCAGATAATTTAACAACATTACCAATTGATTGAAGGGTTAAGAAAGCAGCAACAATACCCATTATTTTTTTCAATAGTCCATCAGCGGAATTAGTGCCGTCTCTTATGTTATTAGTGAAATTTTGTTGAGCGTTGTCAGCATCACGAATTTCGTTTTCGATTCGATTAAATTGGTCAGCAGCTATCGCTAGTTCTCGTCTAGCTATTTGAATACTAGATGTATCCATCATGTGACCAGATGCAGCATTCATCGCTTCCATTTGGTTAACCATCATAGATACAGCATTATGCATAGCTCTCATTGGTTGGCTTAAACGATCTTGAATTTGAATCGCTGTTCGAATAGTCGCCATGAATTTACCTCTTTCTTTAGAAAATAAAAAGCCACCCAAAAAAAATGAGTGACTTCATAAGTTAATTTAAATTTATTACTCCTGTTTCTGTTCCCCAAAAACCAGTTTGAACTTGTAAATCAAGACCAGTCAAACCTGCTGGAACTTCAAATACGACATTTCCTGTTAATGCAAGACCTGGATTTATGCCTTCATATAAAAAATATTTATCATCTGAAACTACAATTGTGGATGGGGAATATGTAACTCCATCCTTTGTTTTTAATTTGAAAAACCCTGAATCAGTTTGAATCATTTCTGTACTATTGTTTTTTACAGTAACATTTACATTTAAAAAGACGGCGCCATCTGCATCTGGTGTGTATTTCATATAACCATTTGCAGCACTTATCTCGTTAACTTCTGCAATCGAATTAACTTTAAATATTACTTTACCAACTTTCAATTCCTGACCAATACTTACATTGTTATCTTCTTTATTTTCCTGTACATCTTTATTTGAATCAGCGCTAGTTGTTGTTACTTGTTCTTTAGCTTTATCTTTTGTATCCGGATTATCATCACCTAGTAATGACCCTATAATTACTAACAATATAAAAAATGCAATAAGACCACCGCAACCAAATTTAAAGAACTTTTTCATCAAATCTCCTCCTCATACATAAATATACATAATTTGGAGAGATTCGACTAGACCTTCTACATAATCACCACCCCTTTCAATAGAAAAACACCCTCAAATGAGAGTGTTTAATATATTTATATAGCTATTTCTATCTGGTTAATTCTTTGCAAAAGAATGCTGTTCATTGAATTTAAAACCTTGTTATTGTAATGTCCAAATACATTATTATCTCTTAGAAAATAAAGTAGCCATGACTCCATTTCATTTACTACGCAGTACCACCAATATCCGATATCATTTGACCAAGGTGGTGTAAGATTAAACATTTCTGAAAAGTCTTCAAGAACCTTCACTATTGCTTCATTTTCTATTCCCATGCCCTTGCCCTCCTATTTTGAGGACATCCACTTCAAATTGTATCAATATTGTGTTACAATTTGATTTGTATAATTGTAGTGGATGTCACTCGAATGTTACCGCATTTCAAGCGCCAACTTGAAGTGTGGTTTTTTATTTTTCATTTTCTACAACTCGCAAAATATTGCTCCTCTCATTTACATAGCTAATAATCCATGTTCAGCTAGAATTTTATTTATAAAATAGACTTGACCTTTCCCTGTAATTTTCGGTGTACGTGTCGGCTTCATTTCCCCGTGATTACCCGTTCGCAATCCATGTTTTACAACAATGACACCTAAATCTAAACTTCGTTGAGTTGGCATATTCCACATATCGCCTTTTTGTTTGCAAAGATAACCGTTTTCACGCAGCCATCTGAACAACCTAATTTCACCAATGTTGACACCCTTTTGAGTTAAGACTGTTGCTATATCTTTAACTAATACTGTATCCTCTGATACTTCGACAGCTTCTGCGTATACAACTTTAGGTTTTTGTTGTTCTAACCTTTCCTTTTGCTCTGCAATCAACTTATCTTTTCGTTCAATTGCCCTTTGAGCAGCTTGCATTCCTCTCGCCATTATCATCGTGTCATCATCTTCTTCAGTTACGTGAACATACGCACCATCACGACGTATAGCAGGTAAAACTTCGGATGTTACCCAGCGTTTAAATTTCTTTGCCTTTTCTTTAATTTCAGGATTGTTTCCTTGTTTAGCAGCTCCAAGAATTAAACTATATAAACCAGATTCATTAATAAATTTTTTATTTTGCTTTCTACCTAGACGATCTATGACCTCCTGCTCCGTTAGGTCATCCTCTTCTACGTGATTTGATAAAGCAGAATAAGGATTTGAAAAAGTTAATGCTTTTGCTGCATCAGTGGCACCAAACCATTCTATTTCATCAACTATTAATACTGGTAATTCCCCAAACATTTGATGATTGAATGTCTTTAGTTCGTTCATATACATCCTCCTTTTTATAAAATTAATTTTTCTAATACATCTTGTGGTATCTTTTCACGATAAGCCGCAACCTTTAATTCCAACTTATCAATCCCTAATACCTCAGCAATTGCATCATTAATTTTCTCGCCAGCTGGAGCAATCTTTCCATTTTGAAGCTTACTGAGATAAGATTTATCAATATTTACCCCTTTCTTCTCTAATCTCCTAGCAATTTGGGATAATGACAAATCTGATGCATTAATGCTTTTTCGCAGAATTTCTATATAACTCACAGTATCACCACCTTTTGTTGTCTTTTTAAAAACAACGTTGTTGTATTTAACACTATATTCCGTTGTGTTCAAAAAGTCAACTGTATATTTAAACAAAACTTTGTTAATATTTGTTGTAGTACTTACCACAACAAATAGGAGGTAAATTATGAATTACAGTGAATTGTTGAGCTCCTATATTAAGGAAAGCAATATGAGCCTTTCCGCAATTTCAGATAAATTAAAAGAAAAAGGATTTTCAACAGATAAAGGTTATCTTAGTAAATTACAAAATGGAAAAATTCCACCCGCTGGTGAAAAATTAAATCTAGCATTAGCTGACATATTAAACGGGAACGCTACTAGGTTAGAATTTTTAGCTTATATTGAAAAAGCACCAGATGATTTAATAAAATCTATCTTGAGTAATTTAGATGAAGAATTAATTAACTCGTATATACTGTTTAGTGAAAAATTCCATGGCAGAACCATAAACTTTCTAGGTGAAAATGATCCTGATATAGAAGAATCTGATGAATTTAAAAAAATTAAAGAATTTTCATTCAACCATTTAGAGAAACTTATGTTAAGTGGTGAATCCAGCACGGTAAATGAATCGACATTAGATATGTGGCAAGACAATTATAAGGAATATGCTTTTTTTAGTGAAAATAAAGATAGAATAAAACAATATTTAGAGAATTATGGATATGACTCAGCTATGGCTCTTATTAACAAACTTTTGGATCTTGAATTGAAAGATTCCATGAGTGAGTATATTTCGAATTATAAAATTCAAGATCCTGAATTAAATCACTGGTACCAAACACTTCCCTTAGCTGGCGAAAAAAAATTACGGAAATTACGGGCTATTTGGGACATGATGCAAGATGATGATAATGAATAAACTTTCTTCTTAGGAGTTTTTTTAATCACTAACAACAAAGTTTTGTTGACTTTTAACAAAACTTTGTTAACTACTTCTTAAAAGGAGGCAGTTTTACAACAAAAAAGTACCACAAAACCCCGATTACTCGGTAGTCTTGTGGTACTTCCACATATTTGTAAATTAAATTACTTTAATTGTACGCGAAAACTACAAAGAATGCAATATTAAATTTTATTTTTATCTTTACTATTAATGGGTGTATAAGTTATACAGTCATCTTTAGGACGTCAACCTAGGTCCCCTTTAATTTCTGTAATCTATTTAGGTTTCGTGTTGTATGTCTTTTATCTCCGTCTGGATATAGTCTTTCAACCATTCTCTTATCTCGTCTTTCTGCCTTTGGTTCCTCGTTTAGTTATACGTTCTTGCTTTTTATCCTCTTCAATCTTGACTTGGACAGAAGCGATGATACATGCTTTATCAAAAAGAGGTAATGTCATATACTCTGACGGCAAGCGACGCATCTTTTGCACCCACCAGTGCATTATATTTGCGTCACCATCACCGTCCTCGATTAGTTTTTTACTTCTTCCACCAAGTCCTCAAGTTCTGCTTCATAGCCGTTGACTTCTTGCGCTGCCGCTGAGGCATCCGCCATTTCACCAATTGTTAGCATTTTTACTAGTAATGCATCAGCACCCATTACGCCATATGAATCCTGCAGCTCTTTATCTTTTAAATTTGGAAAAACAATAGATTCAACTGTTAACAGACGTTGGTATTTAAAATGGTCAAAATCAGTATTATATTGCCCTTTACGTTTTCCTTGTGTAATCATAGAACGTTTTGTTGATTCAGACTTTAATTCAGTATCACGTTCTGGTGAAACAGGTGCAAACTCCCATTCAATGGGTTTACCTTGTTCATCTATGAATTTCTTTGAAATAGCACGTTTAATATTTTCATTTCCTTTTTTGTTATGTGCGAAGAAAGCTGTTAAATTTGACATATATAATCACCTTTTCTTTGTTATTTTTAATAATTAAAAAGAGCCCACATTGTGAGCTCTAGTCCTAAAGCATTTCTGGCAACATTGTAAATTCCTGCGGCATTTCGAATCGTTCGAAAGTGAAGTCGAAAGAATCCTCTAAATATTCGGCATCGGCATCCAATGCTGCAACAATACCACCATCTATATTGCAATCAATCAAAATAGTTGTTTGTCGCCCAGCTTGAGAGGAACGATCTTCATTGGTCAATTGAATATCAAAATAAGTGTCTTCTCCAGTATCTTGATAGTGTTTCAGCATTTTTCTAAAGATCGATGTGTTGAAGTAAAATGTTGCACTACCTGTATTTTCAATACCAGTAGCCTTATTCCCCTTTGCCACTTGTCCCATAATAGGAATTTGAGTTTTCGTTTTGTCTGACCTAGCCTCTATATTGATCAATTGAGCGAATTTATAACGATTCCCATCAATTGTCACCCATGCTACCCCTTGAGCACCATGAATAGCATCACGAGCATGCATGGTAGCATCTGCAAAATACTGCAAATCTAGCGGAATTAAGATTTGATTTAAATTCAATGCAATTACCTCCTTTATGCTACTGTCGTTGTCACATAAAGCTGTGACATCGTTAATGTATTTATTACTTCTTCTTGTATAACTACAGCTCGTTTCGATTCGCCTTGACCTACGAATAGCTTATCTTTATCGTAGTTTTGGATCGCACGAATATTTTGCATTTCCGTTCGATGTGCACCAATGTCATTCCATAATGAAATACGGCCATCTTTATCATTTGGTACCTGACCAAGGTAACGAGTGTTGAATAACTGAGCCGTATCGATTGCGATTTGATCTAACACACGGATTACTTGGTTCATAGAGAAATCTTCATTTTTGTCCCCAGTAAATGACGTGAACGTGTTTACATCTTCAAGAATACGAATTTCCTCACCAACACGATGAAACGCTAATTTTCCACCTTTTAATAAGTTAGTTAACTGTGCTTGTGTCTTTGTCTCAGACATATCTAAAGTGTGCTCACCATCGTATTTCTTGTTTGTATTGGATTTATTAACTGCTACACCAGCTTGAGCGCCAGTTAACCAATAAACTGCTCCAAACAATTCTTCACCTTCACCAATAGCGTCATTTGGAGTATCAATGATTCCCTCATGATCTTTAGCACCTAATTTATGCCCAATCAGTTGGAACTTGCCACCTACTTGGTCACGAATCCTTTTTGTGTATTCCACATACAAATCTTTAATTGTCTGTTCATTAGATAAGCAACCTAATGTGTTAAAGCCGTATGCCTCTAATTCATCCAAAGCTAATTGATGTGGTGTACCTGCAGTTAATGCTGTAGCTCCGTTTGCACCACCAGAAAGAGGAGTTCCGGCAGTTACAGCTAAAGTTGCATCACTTTTAAATAACACAAAATCATTTGCTGTCAGTTCGGCCGCTGTAGTAACCGTTTGTTCGTCAACTAAGATCGCTTCTAGATACGTTTTTACATCGAATTTAGAAGGCTCATCTACGCTTGCTTGAATGACAATTTTTATATCATTACCACGAATGCCCTTATACTTTGCTTTTGCATAAATATTTTCTGCAATTGAACCACCTAAATTAAGTTTTGCAAAAAATACTGTAATAGCATTCTTGAAAATGTCTCGAATACCCTTTAATTTAGGGTGGGTATAATCATAGCCAAAAAGCTTTAATGAATCCTTTTGTAAATCTTCAAGGTTCACCGTTAGAACCCCATCATCTTGCCCCCAATCTAAAGCGATTGGTAATGCAGCGTACCCACGGTCTGATAGATTGACGAATGCACGAGCTTTACTAATGAAGTTTTGGTACACACCTGGTAGTACCTTATTTTGTGATAAAAATGGACCTCCACCTAATGCCACGTTATTTACCTCCCTTGTCGAACTTCTTTAGAATCTCATCCACTTCGGTGAATGCGTATGTTTTGTCGTCCTCTAGCAACGCACTTAAAGCATCGCGACGATGGACATATTTTTTACTTTGAACTAGTTGGACCTTTGTGAATTTTGGAAGGTCGGACGTTACAACGTCACGTACAGCTTCACTTGTCACCGGCTCAACTTTATCTAAAATATTGTTAGTTTTCCCCACTAGGAATCACCCTTTGCTTGTTGATGTATTGTTCTAATGAGCCCATAAAAATCCTCTCTTCTACTTCTTGCAAGAAGAAATTGAAACGAATGAAATTATGACCGATGCCATCTACTACCTCACTGTTAGCACCAGTACCTAGCATCAGTGAGCCATTTAAGAGCGTTATTTCTTTTAGTGTTTGTTGTACCTTCAATGCCATATTTGACGCCTCTGATAAGCCGTTTTTAGGGAAATACTGTACGTTAAACAATGTTGTTACCTTCCATCGGCCACCGATTTGTCTTATATGCTCAAGGTTCAAAAATTGAATTAAAAAAGCAGGAGTTTTAAACCCCTGCGGTACTTCATCAATATATTTTTTATAACCCTCTCCGAAAGCCTTATGAAGCTTAACAGATATAGCATTTTGAATATCATTAATCTCCATCGAAAGCCTCCCTTAACAGCGTATATAGTTTTCTCTCAAGGACTGCTGGTGCCTGTTGTTCTACTTGGTCAGCGCTTATGGTCATCATGAATCGACCATTTACCCAACCTTGATGATTAGATGTACGGTGTCCAAACTCAACGTATTGAGCATATTCTACTGGATTAATAACCTCTATTTCGTAAACAGAACCACTCTTTTTTACTTGTCCAATAGTCCATCCACGCCTTAAAGTTCCTCCATCTACTTTCGCTACTGGAGTGCGTCTAATCACCTTTCCTAGTAACCTTGCAGCTAATTCTTTCGCACAATCTTCACAGAACTTTTCATAATCAGCAGTTGCTAACTTGGCTAGTTTTCTTTCAAACACCTTTAACTGTCTTAAATCAACACGTCCATCTCTACCCATTATGCGTACCTCTCGAATGCTTCAAGCATTATCTCTTGATGATCTGTATAAATAGCAGGCTCACCACTTCTTGTGTATTCAACAGTTTTACCATGCTGAGTTACGATAATCTTTGAGCCTGCTGGTATATCCAACTCTGGAGCAATAAATAGCTTGGTCGTCTGTGCAATCACAGCTGGACCACCTGTTGGAGTAGTTGATGTTTGCTTTTCATATGAAAGCTTGCATTTTTGGTCACTTAACATGGTTACTTCTTTATGCGTAGTTGCATGAGTAACAGGATCTTCAACCTCTTGCCAAACTTTCACAGTGCACAATCCTTTGTACAATGACTCTACAGCCTTTCTACGTGCACTTACCATGTAAGCACCCTATACTTCAAAAAATCTGTATTGCTATGTTTAAGGTATAAAATAAACGCTTCGAACTGAGCTTCAGGCGTTCTATTTGCTTCAACAGCAAATGCTACATTTGTGTCGCCGTCTTGTACTTGTTTAGCAACTGCTTCAAAGTTCAGTGTTTCGACATCTAGCAAGCCCATTGCTTTTTTCGTAAGTAAGAACTCTCCTACTACCATATCAATAGCTATTTCTTTTAAGCCTCTTGGAACCACTGATAAATTTGTTTGGTTTTTAATGTGACTAGTTACTTTATCGATTGCATGCTTCAACAACATATCGTCTGAACTACTTGGAGCACTAGATAAAGTCACTCCAAGTGCAGATAGACGCATTACTACATCTAAATACATACGAATCACTCGCTTTCAGACGTTTTTGACCTAGGAGCCTTTTTTGGCTCCTCTAAACGTTCCATTATAGATTCATTGAGATGTTTTTCATCAATCGTCAATTCATCACCAACTAAAAAACGCTCACCCTTATAACGAATTGGGAAAGCGCCATCTTTAACTTTTACTTTAATGTTTGCCACTACCCTCAACCTCCTTAGGCAATCGGTTGTGCTTGGAATACATTCTGTGCTTCTGGGAATGAAGGAATTGCTGTAGCTGCAGCTTTTGCCCATGTTGAAACAGGATCTTTACCTTCTTCATACACCATTCCAATTACTTTGCCGATGGTAGTCATTTCAACATCAGAACCACTACGGATAAGACGTGATTCTTCTGGTGTTGGGCCATATAACGATTCACCAAGTGGACCGTCGCCAAACATTACGAATTTATTATCTGGGAAGTAACTCTTTGTTGTGTATGTGCCATCAGCGTTTTGCTCGCGATATTTTGTGTTTGAATTAGATTCATACACAGCAATAGTAGGTAAGCCTTGTTGTGTAAAGAAAGCATTTAAATCCGTTAAGTTTGCCACACGAGCAGAACCAGCGCCGTATAGGTAACCAATAATCTTCGGATTGCGTAAAATAAGAGCTGCAATTTTTTTGGACGTTAACGCACGTGTTGGCGTAATATCTAACGCATCAGACCATCGTTCTAAATCTCCAAGAATATCCTCTGTACCTGTTCCCCATTGGTCAGTTCCAGCAAGTGCCTCTTTATGATCTGCTGGTACTCCATATCCAACCGTAAGAGTCTTAGGTGTACCATCTGCTGTATTCAAAGCTAATTTCAATTCACCCGTACTAAGTGCTTGCATACGCATTAATTCAACGCTAGCACGAACATCATTTGCTGCTTTGTCGATTAAATTAAATACTCGTTGCATCAAGTATTGTTGCTCCTGTGCTGTTCGTGGGAATTGTAATGCTATTAGATCCTTTTCGGTAATCTGATATTTCTTCTTGATATAAGCTGCCTCTAACACCTGTTTAGCAGCATCTAACGAGCCGATTTCTGCCTCTGTATCAAAAGAATGCACCTTTGCAATGACAGGCAATTCGTTAGCCCCAACAAGATACTCAAATTCAAGCGTGTCATGCTTCACTTCCGGGAAAAGCGCTTCACCAATACCGTAAGATTGGTACTTTCGCTCTTTCATATAATCTAATACAGTTTTTTGATTAAATAACTCTAAAACATCTGGCATATTGATTTCCCTCCAATTATCGGAATTTAATTTCTTTTAGTGCTGTTTTGGCTACTGCATCTGGAGCAGTAGGTAGACGATCTTCTAAAATGTAAGCTTCCACAATCAATGAACCAGGTTGTGGTCCATTTGTTACATCGACATCGGTATATAAGATACCTTCTGCGGTAGCATCGTTTTTTGGCAAAATAGTACCTGCCTTAACGATTTTCTTTCCGTTCGCATCAGCCGTTACACCTACATCACTCACTACATAAGTAAATGCCTGTACCTTTGATGATGCTAAAAAGTTTACTCTTTGGAATTTTTCAATTGGCTTTACATATGGCATATATAGCCCTCCTTTTTATTTAGTCCCAAGGGTTGTTATTTGTGTCACTTGAACCTTTTTCATTCGCCATTTTTGCGAAGTTAGAACCTACATCACTCGTTTCTTCTCCTTCGCCTAATCCTCCAGCAGGAACCCACCCTTTAAATGTAGGTTGTTGCTTTTCTGGCACAAATAAAAAGGACTTTGATTCTTGCAACGATTTTAGTTGCTCATCAAGTCCTTTAGTGACTTTTCCATCTTCACTTAATTCGATTGTGTTTCGATCAATAAGACCTGTAACTAAATCTGTATCATGCACTTTGCCAGTTAAGGCTAATTTTAATGCGCTTGATAAGCGTTCGTTTTTAAGGTCTTTTTCATATTGCTGTTTTGTTGTTTCATTAGCTTGCTGCAGTTCTGTGATTTTTGTTTGAAGCCCTTCAACATCTACCTTCTTCAATTCTTCCAGCTGAGTATCACGTTCTGAAAGTTGTGTTTCGAGAGTTTTTTTCTCTGTCGACAAATCGTTATATTTAGTTTTTGGCACTACATGTTTAGGAGCTTCTTTTGCTGCATTTGCTACAATTGTTTCGATTTGATCCTCTGCAATACCTGCGTTTTTTAATAATTCTTTTAACCAATCCATTTCATTACCTCCATACATTTTTATACAGGTTTGTACCTGTTGGTGGTGTGCGCTTCTTTATGGTCTAGCCTTTAAAAAGACCAAAATAAAAAACCATTCTAATGAACAGTTTTGTTGATCCCAATAATGCTACTTAATCTACCGTCTATAAATATAGCAATTGTTTTTGGCGTTAAATATTCAATTCTCAAATGATAGGACTGTTTTAATTTCATGCAACAAACCTCGTTCCTTACTCAGGATATTATTTTTTCTTTTGAATCGACTTTCTAAGATTCTTTAGTTCCTCCCATTCTGCAGCATTGCCGTATTTAACATCTTGGAAATCACTGAATGTTTTAATATTGAAATCTTTTCCTAGTAATGATTTATATTCATTAAACTGGATTTTATCGTTGACTAAATTGCGTTCTTTTTTCTTAGCAACAAGTATTTTATCTTCCCCATGCTTTTCAACCTGCGTTTGATACCATTCTTCATACTTCATATTGCTTGGTACGTAATATGTTTCGCCATCTAAATCTCGAGCGATTCGCTCACTGTAATCATCTTCGAACCAAGGGGCTGTAGTGGAACGACATCGTGGATGGAATGGATTAGCGGTTATACCAGGTTCAAAGTCTGCCAACTTAAATACCTTGCCATCCATGGAACGACAAATACTACTTGTTTTATGATCTAATGTTGCGATTATTTCATATCGCTCTACATCAAGTTCGCTGAATGCATCCTTTTGAGCAGAAGCACTAAAAAACGCTGATTCGGTTAAAACAAGCCGAGCAGCGTTAGAACGTGAGCTATTCATTTTTCTAGCTATCGTACTAATCATTTGGTCAGGAGCTTCACCGCGAGCCATTGATTGTATTAGTTCAGTATGCAATGTATCTAGCAAGAGGTTACGATCACGCCATATCTTTTGACTAAATGTTTGACCATCAGCAGTCCATGGTTTACTGATTATTTTAGTTAGCTTCGTTTCGTCTAGCGCTTGAAGTGTGAAACCAATTTCAAAAGCTTTTTGTACCTCAAATGCTGTGTGATAGTACTGCGTCTGATATGCATCTTTCATCAATCGCTCAAAACCCTCAATTTGCTCACCATACAGTTTTTCTACATGTTGCTGTAATTGTAACTGCAAACTCTCTAAACGGCTTATATGAACACGAGAAGAGGCATTTTCAAGCTGTTTCATCCAATTTTGATTGACAGCATTCTTTTTGCCGTATTCGATGTATTCCTCTACTGTCCACCTGAACTCTCGTAGTTCATCACTTTTAAGTAATTGTTTAGCTTCATCAAGACTGATTTCATTGTTATCAGCAAAGCGTTGATACCACTTAGCTATATCCTTCTCAATTTCTTGCATAGTTCGGATATAGGCTCTTTCAAGGTCCCTGTAGTAGCTCTCGCTCTTCTCATGCTGCACTTGCTCCAACATCTTGAACCGTCTACGCCAGTATTCTCTACTCTTGGCCATTATCATCACCAGACTTCGCATTCATTGCTTTAAAATGATCATCATAGCCATCATACTCATTCACACGTTCCTGACGCTCCTTCTTATTTCGCTGCATCTCTTGTTGAACATCTTTCACATATGGATGTTGCGCAATCTTTGTTTCTTCAGACAAGTAAGGTGATTTATTTAATACATCAACAACTTCCATCTCATTAATGAGAATGTCACGGTTAAAAATGATATTTACACTTTCACCTTCATAATCACCTTGGCCTGTATTGGCTAAATGAACATTGATAAACCATAGCAATTCCTCAAATGAAGCCTGGAACTCTGTTTCAATACCATCTGCGTCAAGATCAATCTCGCTGTACATGGCTCTAATATTTAATTGATTTGGGTTATTTGCCATACGTTCGTCTTTAGCGTCATAACCTCGCCCATTTTCAATAAGAGCCTTTTTAAATAGTGATAAGATAGATTTGTAGTTGTCTGCGTTGACTTCAATTGTTAGTGTTTCAACGCCTCCCTTTGCCCCATCCGCTGATCGTACTTTAACGGTGCCGTATATAGATAAATTACGTCTAAACTCACCTAAGTCCTGCCCATCATAGTTATGGAGAACGAGAATTGTATTTCTGGCGTCCTCCTGCATATTGTTTTCAAAGTCACTTAACATGACGTTAATGCCGTCTTGTAGTGATTTCACACGCTTGATTAAAGGGATTTCCTTGTTATTGAATTTAAACGGAATTAAAGGCGTTCGCTGCCAGTTCATACCTAATTCATTTTCACCATCACGTATAGTTATATAAGAGGTTTGGGATTTTGTTACATCCTTCACAAGATGCCCTGCGAACCACTGATAATGTTCCACTCCGCGCGCACTATAAACCTCTGCTTTCTCCACTACAACCTCTCTATCGCCCTCGTACTCTTTTACAGCATATAAGCGAATTGCGAAGTCTAGAATTGTTTGTTCAGAATCCTTCCAGAACGGTATGATTTCATATGGAGGAAAACGTTTGATAGCAAACTTTCCATTTTCATCATAATACGGATAAAGCCAGCCAAGCCCACCATTCAATGCATCCTGTCCAACACTTTTTAATGTGCGGTGGAAACGTTTATTGAAAATGTCTTGTAATTTCTTTAGATACTCTTCGCTTTTAGTTTCAATTGTTATTGGTTTACCTAGTTGATAGTTAACCTTTTGATCTACAAGCTTGGCATACTGGTTATCTAGTATCTTGTTATTTGGGAGGTTTCTATTTACCTCTAACCTTCCACCTTTACCAATGACCCATCGTTCACGTTTTAATATGTCTTGTTCACCTTCATAATAAGCCTCACCTATCAGTATCCACTTGCGTTTCTCCGACTTTTTAAACTTATTGATTTCGTTTTCAAGCCATTTGATATCTGTTATGACATTGTTTGCACCAGCTGTTATGTTTTCATTGATGACGTCTGTGTCTGTAACAGCACCCTGGTACGGAAAAAAACTCATGTTCTCACCTCTTTCTAATCAAAACTGTATGTGCTACCACGCATATCTTCTTCAAATGCATAGCGTGTTGCATCGATAGTGTGGTTATCCTTATCCTCTAAGCGAGGAATAGGATTGCCGTCTTTATCTGTTTGGTAATCGATGTTCTCAAACTCTCGTGCTATGTTTGGTGTACGTACTGGGTCAATGCAAATGAAATCTAAATCATCTAACCATTCCTCGCCATATTCAACACTGTCAGGCCCTTTTTTAACACCGTAAATGCGTGGGATTTGTAACTCGTCTCTTAATTCAGCAATAGATTTCGGCTCTGCTGAATCAGCTGCCATACGGTCCGATGGGTACCCTTTAGCCTTTAATTTCTCTGCTAACTTACGATTACTGATTTTCACGCCATAAATTTCATCGATTGCGTAGATTCCATTTTTCTTTTTGTCATAATGCCAACGTACAAATGCCAGCGGATCAGTAGCATACCCGAAGTCAACACCATTACGGATATTGTCAAAGGATGCTACCATTTCATCAGTAATTGAACCTTTTTCAATTTGTAAGTTATCAAACGGCACAACACCACTCCCTATCGCTTCTCCGAGGTATTCCCAGCGATACCGTAATTCATTACGCTGTTTAGCCGCCTCTGCTTCCTCGATAAACTGTTTTGAGATAAATGGGTTATCAAGGTAAGTAGACTTATGAACAAATGTGTTATCTGGCTGAAATGAGCTCTCATACTTCTTATTCACCCAGGACTGTTTACGCTTCGGTGGGTTATATGTGTAAAAAAACTTATAAAAAAGACCATTCTCAAGCTCACCACGTAGTAATGAGTTGGTAATGGTCGTTACTTCTTCTTCTGTCTTAAATTCAGCTAATTCCTCTAGCCATGCGATTGCAAAAGGAAAGTTGGCACTCTTTAATGATTTTATTCGAGTAGGATCTTGTGCACCACGGAATATCATGTAGTTACCCCGCGGAATGTAAGTTATCCGCATAGGTGATTTATTGATTTTAAAGAGATGCGAAACACCTTGCTCATTTATGGCCCACTTCATTTGCTCAAATATAGATGTCTCAATGGTGTTATCCACTTTACGTATGCCTACAGCGTTAACAGCGTATCTCATAAGCAATTGCACAATGATATGTGCTACGTCTGATGATTTACCTGAACCACGACCGCCCTTACATACAACGTTTAAAATATCGGATGCAACAGAGGCTCTCCATACCGGATGAAATGCTGGTGGTATCAATTCAGATAGTTTTTTAACTGCCATCATCTTCACCACCAATGTCATCAACAAAGACTGGAGTAACAGTTGCATTGCTACTATCTTTTGTTTCGGAACGAATCTTTGCAATATCAGCTTTAACTTTTTCTTCTTTCAATTGCTTTAACTCGTTTTCATTAAGTAAATCCATATGTTTCGACAAGAACTCAAGTGCTTTCATTTTGTCAGCAAGTTTGACAGTTATGCCATCCTTTCCTTGCTTAACCTCTGTAACAAGTGAGCCATCTATTTCAGCAGATTCATTCAGATGTACATAGTTGAATGCGTAAGTTTTAACATTGCCGTTCATATCAAGCTCTGGTTGACCATCCTCGTTGTAAATGATTTCTTCCTGCCTGCCAAATTTCATATAGTCTTTGATGTCAGCAAAGGCGATGTCTATCCACTTTTGAATCAAGGTACGTTTGTCGAGTAGTGCATCCTCAGTCAATCCATCACGAACCTTTATGATTTCTTCCCTAATCTTAGGGTTTCTTAGGTGTTTACTTCCCTCAACCATTGCTGTTGTATAAGCACACCCATAAACTTTTTGATATGCCTTAGTAGCATTCCAACACTTCACGTAATAAGCGACAAATAGCTGTTGTTTATCATTTAAACCATTATCGTCATCATCGGTAAAATAGACAATTTCATCTTTGGATGCATCCTCTTTTACGGTTGCAACCTTAGTTGTTTTGGTTGCATCCTTTTTAGCAGTTGCATCTCTTGTCCATGGATTGCCGTCTTTACCATCACGGCTCTTTCGACTCTTCAATGTACCAAGCTTTATGTCATGCTTTTCAGCAAGATCAGCCAGTGTAATTTTTGTGGTTTCCCACTCTTTCTGTATTTCATCCCAATTAGCCATATCTCATAAACACCACCTCCAGAATCATGTCTGGTTCACGATGAACCTGATCTATTATGTATTTTGCTCTCAAAAGTAAGTACCGTTGCCCTAGCAGTAAAGGAGGAAACTGCTCGATACTCACTTTTCAAAACAAAATGTCGCTGGTTCATGTTGAACTATCGTCTTTGTGTCTCTAGTACATGATGTACCATACCTATTTGCCCTCAAAACCACACCAAACTCCGCCCTATTGGTTACTAGTACATGCCAGCACTTTTCGTTATCTAATGTTCCTAAGATACTTACTCGCCCGTAAACCAGTCCGTTATTATTTGTATGGCTGTTTGATGCAGTTTTCAAAGCAAAAGAAAAAGCCACTCAAGTTGAATGGCTTAACCAGATGTTGTCAGTTGAAGATATACGTAATACCATCTGCACCTGTTGCAATGACATTAAAGATTCTAACCTTACTATTCATCACATGAACTAATTCATCGCTATAAGCATTCACATAGAATTGTTCTTTTGCATCAAATGATTCAGATGGAACAACGATAGCTTCTTTCGTACCTTCTGCTTCGATACCAACAACAACGAACGGTAACTCTTTTTCTCTTGCTACCGAGAAAATATTAATTAAATCTTGTTTTGTTAACATGTTAATCTCTCCTCAATTCATTAATAAAAGCCCCCATCCCTGCGCTGGATGAAGGCTTTTTTCATTCGTCTATTATTCTATTGTAGTAAAAATGTCGAGTTAGCTCACTTCTAGCAACCGTGGTAGAGCTACACCACGTTATTATCGTAATCGAATTGTTTTCGTGCATTTCCGTGCACGTTTAGTAAGTTTGACTGAATTATGGAAAGTGGACGAAGTTCACATAAAAACCACTCCTTCTTCCGATTTTTAGCCTTTTATATTAATTAAGATACCTAATCTCTTAAAAAATATGGGCCGGCCATGTATGTCTTGCTCCGAACGAATTTGCTCGGCGCGGGTCGGTCGTCGGTCTGTCTTTCCCTAATATTTAGGATTATATAAATACCAAGGGAAGAAACATTTACCTGTCCGACCTCCCCTTCATTTTACCTTGAGAAATTTATTGAAAACAAATATGCACGTTTTTGTCTCATTTGTCTCAAATGTCTCATTTGTCTTGGTTAATCTAAATCACCATATAGCAAAAACGTCTCCATTTGCTCATTATCAATTAGTTGTTGAATAATTTCTTTTCTCTGTCTTTGTACATTATCCTTTGAAATCATAAGGTGTAATGCAATTTCTCTGTACGACATGCTTTCAAGTAAGCAATCATATATAACCTTCTGCGTTTCATTCTGTAACGTATCACCTAGAGTTTCTAATAAGTAAACCTCTGTCTCATAGCGTTTTAATCGGTTGTTACGCTTTTCCTCTAGAGATTCAATACGCTTTAGTTCCATCATACTTTTGCCCTTAGAACCTTTTGGCATTGCTGCCTCTACTCCATACTGAGCTACTCCCCAATTCTGAATAGGTAAACTGTGCCCGTATAAAAGTTTTTGAAGCCTTTGAACTTCATTTCGCATCCATTTGAAGTCCTTAATCATTTGAGTGACAGTATAAAACATATCGCTCTGTTCTTCTGTTTTTCTTACTGTAGATTGGTTAGTTAACATAGGTTTGCCCTCCTAAGTTGTGATATACTTCTTTTACTAGATTGTCTTAAAAGGGCATGAACCAATTCGAGCTGTAGCGTGTGACGACGCTGTGGCTTTTTTATTTTACAACTCAAATATTTACTATTTATGGAATTTATGTTTTTTGATAGAATTTTCATAGGTTACCCAACCAAATACATAAATATTGGAGTTGATATTATGGCACATGAAGTTATTACAATGGCATCTGGAAGTATAGAAACAGGTTCAACTGACTTAAAAATCACAATTGAAGGCGACTCTACAATGCCTTTTTGGAATCACGATCTAAAGGTAAAAGCAATCTTGGCACTTTTAGACTCAATTGACGTTAAGCATTATCATGAAGATAATCTTTTTAAAGAAGCTAATGAGTCATATGAGCAAATTATTGAATCTACAAAGGCAGCCTTTGGTCAAGATTTATTCGACTTTGACTAATATGATTGGTCCTCTCAGAGCGGAGGACCTTTTCATTATTTCCTCATATTGTGCAGTTAAAATAATGACTGTTGCTTGAAACCATACTCTGCAGCAAATGGATTAATCCATAAAACCTCAACCCTTGATTTCCCTGCAACGGGTTTACCTAATTTGGTTTCTTTTGTCCAACCTCTTAGTAAATCATTGTAAAGATCACTGTCATATCCCGATAGCAATACTGGACCTGAATGTTTTAATAAATGATCGATCAAATTTTCATGGTCATTATCAGTCATTTCATTTTCGTAAATATCCCCATTTCTAGTAGCTGTCACATAAGGCGGATCGATGTACATTAATACATTTGGCTTGTTATATCGCTTTATAAGTTTGGTAGCTTCTACGTTTTCGATTTGAACATTTTTTAATCGATCAGCTACTAATAAAATATCTGCAGGTAGGTTGTTCCATTGTCTTAAATGATGGTACTCGTCCATTGTCCCCCTACATTTCCAACCCGAGATAGATCCCGTTTTTACCCTAATTGATTGCCAACATCTGATCAGAAATCTTCTTGCCTTTTCAATATCTTCCTTAGCATCGATGTGAGAATCGATGTACTCTTTTCGTGAATATGGTGTCCAACGGATCGCTTGTGCTAATTCATTTGGCCTTTCCCGAATAACACGAAACAGATTTACTACATCACCATCTATATCATTGATCGTTTCAACCTTTACTGGTTCTTTATTGAAAAGGACGGCACCCGATCCGAAGAATGGCTCCAGGTATGTTGAATGCTCTGGCATATGGCTTACAATCCATTCAGCCAAGCTCCATTTTGAACCTGGATAATGTAAAATTCGTGGCACGCCCATGATGTTACCCCCTTACTGCACATTTTCTTTCACTTACGTATATTCCAAGCTTGGGATGCTTCCTCTTTACTTTCATAAAGATATACACCCATAGTTGCGTCTTCTATATCAAATGTTGATTAACTTTTCAATTCATCTTGCCATTGTCTTATATGGTCAATTGTTTCTTGCCATCCATCACGACATTCTTTCAAATAAAGCATAGATTCAACAACTTTATCTTTATCAGGTAATGAACAACCATCAGCGGTCATAATACTTATTTTATTGTCTAAATCATCGAAATCTCGTTGACATTCATCACGCTTTTTATACGCCTCTTGCATAGCTAATTGCAAGATTATCTGACGTTCATTTATAATTTTGAAATCCAAATTTACCAACTCCCTTGCTGAACAAAATTTATCAACTAACCATAATTTTTTCGATTCCAAAATGTAAAACAGTTTGATCCCACTCCGGTTCCTCACCACCGTATTCAACCCAAACCTCTGCCATTACCTGATAAGTTGTAGTATTTTTATCAAAAAGAATAGGTGTCTTACAATGTTCAACAGGAACAGATAAATGTGTTGTTTCACCCTCTTGGACTAGTTCATGTTTAATTGCCTTAATCATTTTACGAAGTGCTTTTTTAGCTTTATTTTTGCTATCAAAGAATGCTTCTTTGACAGTGAAACCCATCATATCCGTTTGAACTGCCTTGTAAATAATCAATGTCATTTCTCCCTTCGTCTGCACAATATCTTTCAACTAACTACTTTCCTCTTCCCTAACAACCCACCAGCTCTTGGCTCAATCCGTCCAGCCATTTCAAGGTCCATAGCAATCAAAGCCACACTCACCTTACTAGTATTTAGCCTGTCAGCAATTTTGTTGACTGGATGCCCTAAGTTCCAACCCTAAGTTCCAAAGCGTGATGAATGTTTCTATTTGACGCTGTGTAAAATCAAATTTAACGATTTCATGAACCTCACCAGTGAATAAAATGTATCGATTCTCTACTTTTCTCCCCATTCAATCGTCACCTCTGCCCTTGGATTATCCGAATACCACTTGCGAACAAACAACTCCGTTACTTGGCTATCATCATGCCATATAACCTTGCTAAGACCGTCTTTTATGCCCTTTGCTAAATTGTCTACGTCTGGCTTAGTTGTAGGTCTTAACTCGCCATCTACGGCTTGCTGATGCTTCTTTTTGCTAAATGATTTAGGAATCTTTCGATACACATCAATTCTTAATCTTACTTCCTCGGTAATAAGCGTATCTGGTGCAACCTGTGAGGCTACCAACCTCACGAATGATTTATAGTCTTTAGATTCCTTAGGATCACGTACAGACACGTTGTTTCCATAGCGACTAAACTTCGGTCTTTGCTGCGCCTGTACATCACCTGGTATTTCAATTTTGAGTACGTTCATGTTTGCCCTCCTGTTAGCACTCTTATTAGTCTGCTGATAAAACAACCTAATGCCGTTCTACCAGCAGCGTGTATTTTACTGCTCCACAAATTGACTACAAGCTTTCCAATTCACTCGCTGGTCTGTAGTAGCACCATTTGTATTTTGTCGTAGACCACATTTGTAATAGGTTCCTGCATATCTCCTAGCAAATAGATGTTTACAATGCTTACATCGTTTATCCTCTGGTCCATAACCGTTTACATTCACCATTGGGTTAGGATCAAGTTTACTTTCATCTATCGGAACACCTAAATCCAATTCGATTTGTTCCATTACTTCACCTCAATCCTCTAACTTAATGAGCTGTAATCTGTTATTCACTTCACTTTTAGCGCGTCTTTGATAAGCCCTAGACATATAGAAATGAATTGTCTTAGGTTTAACACCACGTTCCTGTGCTATTTCCTCAACTGTTCCTATAGCTACCATCTGTTCACCTTTGAAGAGTGCATATTCTTTCATGTAGTACCTTAATATCCAGCGTTTTGACGCTCATGGTTGACCTTGTTCTTTGTATAGTAAGCTTCTTCGACCTGTTCCCATGTGAAGCCAAGCATTTCAGTTAAAATCGCGAAGGTAGTAAGTACATCTCGATAACCTTCTTCAATTTCTTCATACTCCCATAACCGAATAAAGTAGGAAGTTAATGCTAATATTTGAGTTGTAATATCAGAGTACACAAGCCCATTTCGATTACTGTCTCCGTCTGGATAAATAATCAATGGACCACGGTGTTGCAATTGATTGCCTACTACCAAAATAAAGCTTAAAACATCTGCAATTTCCTCTAACAAACCTTGTTTTGGTTGTTTATTTACTTTCCAGTCCTTAAATCCTTGCCATTCATTTGACATTTCACCGATTTCCACAATAGTAGCTAGAATCATATTTTTTAGGTTTACTGTGTTCTGCCCTTGTTTTTTCTGAATGTGCTCGTCCAACGTTGCCTGTGTTTTGAATAATTTAGTTAAGTTCATAATTTCACATGCTCCTTATCTGTTTCGAATTTCATTAGTATTTGATACGGTCGTGAATGATGCGGAAAATGATTAACCCTACTTGCTACTTTCCAACCTCTTTCCTTGTCATCCTCAATCATTCGCTTTAATTCTTGTGATGTCCTAGCCTTGGTGATTTTTCTTAGTTGTACCATTCCTATCACCTCTTAATTAGCTTTTAAAAAGATTTCGTAATCTCCTATTTCAGCCTTACCTTGATATAGATGGTTTGCCAGATACGTTTCTCCGTATCCTAAAAATGCACTCGCTCTGCTCATACTTCGAAAATAAATAGGTTCACAAGTTTCTTTGTGTACCAAAATCACTTTACGGCCAGTACTTATTAACCCTGTATCAAAAGCGTGGTTATTATTTTCTTTATGATCACACCACTCAAGATTGCTGATGTTGTTATTTTTGGGATTACCATCTATATGATTCACACAATCCTTACCTTTTGGTTGTTCTAAGAATGCGAGTGCAACCAATCTATGAACTAGATAATCCTTGGATTTCCCTTCTTTCCAAAGCGTAACTCGTACATCTCTACCACTCGGATTTTTTTCTTTTAACTCTTTTTGTTTCCATTTACGTACACCATGCCTAGCAGTGTAAGTTGTCTTATTAGCATGCGTTCTAACTACCCCTGTATTACTTACTTCGTATAGACCTTCATAACCAACAATGTCTTTCCAAATGATTTCTTCATTCATTTGATTGCCCACCTCGTTATTAGTTATTTAGAATGGTAAATCTGATTCATCAACCTCAATCGGCCCCTTACTATTAGCAAATGGATCTTCATCCACTCTCGTATAACTTGGCTGGTTATTATTACCGCCGTAATTGCCCTGTTGTGGGTATTGATACGTTCCACCTGTATTTGTACTAGATTGATAGTTTGGCGTGCTCTGTGAGCTTCCTGCGCTGTTTCTTGGCTCTAAGAATTGGATACTGTCGGCTACAACGTTCGTAAAATAGATTCTTTGCCCGTCTCTTTCATACGAACCTGACTGTAGCTTTCCATCAATCCCAACCAGCGAGCCTTTCTTTAAAAAGTTAGTTGCATTCTCTGCTTGTTTTCTCCAAGCTTGAATCTGAATGTAATCAGCTTCACGATCACCACTCTGATTAGCAAATGTTCTGTTGACTGCTAATGTAAACTGAGCCTTTGCGGTCCCTTGTGGTGTGTATGCGAGGTCAACATCTTTTGTAAGCCGACCAGTCAAAATCACACGGTTGATCATTCTGTTACCTCCAGCAGATGACTATGTTCATAAATGTTGCCGATGACTTCATAAACAATATGAGTATTCCACGCCATCTGTTCCACTTCAGTTCTGCATCTTTTAGAAACTTTGTCTATCCATCTACGACAGAACGAAGGTGCTTTATATTCGATTACACATCTTAAAGGACTGCCGCAGCCTGCTATTTCTAAAACGTCACCCTCATAAATCTCCTTGCCGTTCTTGTCCTTTAACCCTGTAAAATCATCTCTACCAATTAATTCATAACCAAATTCCGCATTGAAACAAGGTGATAGTTCTTTTGCATTCCGTTCTTCTAACTGGCTTAATGTATAAATCTTCTGTTCAATATTTCCCGTTTCAACATGTTTGAATGTATATCTAAATTTTTTCTCCCTCACGCCGCCTTCACCCCTTCTGTAATCAAGATTGCATAATCTAACGCCTCATCCTGTGTGCCAAGACCTTTCAGCACTCGTAAAGCTTCTAAGTTCTGATAAAACCCAATTTCGTTTTCTTTGTATTGGTACTTCTTGTAGAGGCCAACGTGTAACACCATTTGATCAATTAGATATTGCTCACTCATCAGCTTCACCACTCAATGCTCTACGAGCTTTATCACCTTTATCTCTCATAATTACTGATTCATCATACATATCAACCACAAAATAACTATTCCCATTTGCATAAAATTCAAGTGCTTCACGTAACTGTTCGTTTTCTGCAACTTCGGCTTCTAGCTCTTCATCTAATTCCTCAGCATGCATGATAGAAACTTTCAATTGAAATTCAAGCGCTTCTTGCTTTGCCTTATGTTTCTTACAGGCATTTTGTAATGTTTTAACTTCCCTTACTTTGCGGCGTACGATTTTCCTTGTATCTCTAAGCATTTCGCGTAAATATTCAACCTCAGCAACAAGCGCTGGCACATCTGTAATCGCATGTTTAATAAATTCAGCATTATCCTTATCAATAAATACACGACTATGTGGTTTATCACCCCAGTAAATCATTGTTACGACATGCATTGGTGATTTTAATTGTGGATGATGCTCGGCTGTGCCGATATGTGTTCCGTCTTCCATTTCATACACTTGCCACGGGCCATCTGTTGCATTTAAAGCACGTTCTTTAATAGCATTCAACTGTTCTTGATTCATCACTCATTCACCTCGCGTTCGTGTTCTGTGACGTAAATGTATGGACGTGTATGAAAGTAATCATTTTCCTTCGGATATTGCACTTCTACTTCTGGATGTCTATCTACAAAGGCAGCAACGTCCCATTCATTGCCTACATCCTCTGTTACTAATTGAATGCCGACCATGCTATAACGTGTGTTTTCAGACCAACCACTTTTCTTCAAAGTTTTGATGTTATCGCGCATTGCGTCTAAATTGTTATGGATTACTCTGATAGTTTCTTTTACTTTCGTATCAATTACGTGCATCCCTTCACCCTCCAATCAAGGGGCTGTGCGCCCCTCGTTATAATCCCATCACCTTACGTAAGCGATAGTTGTTGCTCATATCCTTATCAATGGTTACTGTGTAATCGGCAGCCATTTCAAACACGCGGCTCATAGTTGCCTCATCGATCAGCAATAATTCTTCTAAGGTTAATTCTGTTGAAACAAGCATCGGTAACTTATTTAAATATCGATAATTAAACACTTCATAAATCACATCAGCTTGGAATTTTATAATTTTGGGCTTACCATCCCTGTCGAATTCAAGTCGCCCGCCAATCGGCTTAAATAAATCATCGATAAATAAAACATCAACATCTTTCATTCGTTGGATAATCTTGTGTTTATTTTCGAAGTCATTTTCTGAAATAGAATTCATCCCATCTTTGAACGGAAAATATAAGACCGGTACTTGGTGTTCATACATTAAGCAATTAGCTATCGCTGTTAAAAGATGCGTTTTACCACAACCTGGTTGACCAATAAAAACAACGCTGTTAACTCTTTCATTTCGTACTGAGTGAAAATTTCTGTAATAAAGTTTAGCAAGTTCTTTCATTCGCTTAATTGCTTCTGGCCGATCTTCCACATGGAAATTTTTAAAGCCCACCTTCTGAAATTCTTCTGTGATAGTACTAGATTTAATCAAATTGTTAATGCGTCGAATTTTTACACATTCGCAATCTTGCCAATCATCCATATCGTAGGCTAGAGTTTTTTCTATTTGTTGCCCTTGAAACATGGATATAGTTGTCTCTCCAGCTTTTCTCCGAACTATAAACCCACCTTGATCTTTGCATTTTGAACAAAGGTAATCCTTATCATTAACTGCTGTAGGTTCTAAGTTTTGCGAGAATGTCTGCATCTTTGCCTGTAACTTGTCCATGAACTCCTGAATGTTGTTGCTGATTGCCTCCAAGTTGTTGTGCCTCCTTTTTAGCTAATAGCTCGATTGATGTTACGCCTTCATGTTTCCAGTTGCGTAAAGTGCCTGTTGCGTATTTTTCTTTATTTGTAACTCGGCTATTTATAAGAGCTCGTTCAAACGCTTCGATAATAAGATCTGCATCATGATAGGTTGATAGATAGTACTCGATATCTTCTCGTAACTTATCACTAGGAAACTTTTGCAGACGACTGACAAAGAACTCATATAGCCTTTGAGCATGCTTCGTGTCTGTAGTCAGTACTTGGTTATTATCAGTATTTAGTGAATCAGTACTTGGTATATCAGTACTTAGTAGTTGCGGGTTTTCCGTGAACGGTTTATCCGTCGACGGTTTTTCCGTTAGCGGTTTTCCCGTATACGGTTCAACCGATGACGGTATTTCCGTATGCGGTAAATCCATGTACGGTACTTCGTAGACAATTGTCACGTAATCAAATTTTCCACCTTCAACTCGTCGTCGTTCTTTTTTTACATAACCATATTTCTGTAACTCTCTTAATCCAGCAGTAAACGAGTCCTTGCCGTCTTTTGCCCATTGCTGCATTTCCTCGTTATAAAACGTCCAATCATCCGGTTTAGAAAGCATGAAAACATGTATTGCTTTAGCTTTCCAACTCAATCTTGTATCACGTATGGATGTGTTATTGATGACTGTATAATCTCTATTTTTTTGTACTCTTACGATGTTTTTGCCCTCCATCGCACGCCCTCCATATTCGCAATATTCAAATTTTTAATCACAGATTTATTAAGCTGTTTGAAGTTCCTTTGCTTTCACTTGCTCAATTATCATTTGTAACCCTAACCAGTAAGAAATATGGCTATAAGATAATTGGTTGCCACTGTCTGCTACAGAATCTGCAATCTCACTATCAAACCAATCTACATTCGTATTGTGATAGATTGTCCATACGCCTTGATTAGCAAACGTGTCTGGATCATCCCAGTCAATAGTTGCTTGTATAAGTTCGTCGTATAGTTCATTATCTTCTTCTGATAAATCGTCAACTTTATCAACATCACACCAACTTAGGAAACGTTCTTCTATTGCTTTTTGTGCGACCCGATAATCAAAATCCCATTTCTTTCGTTCACTGGCTATTAATTTCCCGGTAAAATACCATAAATCATGACTTTCAATATTGTCTAATGTTGCTCGGCAAGTTAAAGAATACGCCGCTGTTCCTACGTCTCCAGTGATGTAAACCATATTTCCTGATAAGGTATATATGATTTGATACATGGAGGTGTCTTGTTTGCCCCAGATAATACGTTGAAAACCATCTTCGCCCTGTATACTTTTAATTTGATGATCCTTAAACCATTTATCTCGAATTAAACTTTTTGCTTTTTCTATATACTCCATTTTTATCTACCTTCCCATCTCACATTACGGAATAAAAATCATCTTGCCTGTTGCCCTTGCTACTGCTTTAAAAATACGCTCCATGTTGCTGTTGACATCCGATAAATGCAGTAAATGTATTTCTTCGACCTTTGATAAGTCGTTTGCTTTAAAGAACTCTAAAAGGTTTTCTAAGCTGAAATGCGATCTCATAACACGTTTTCGCATTGCTGGATGAATACGGCCACTCTCTACGTTGTCGTCCAATGTTTGTTGGTCGTAATTACACTCAATCATGATGTGAGTTAGCCCTGTGAATCGGTATTTCACATAGTAAGTATCTGTTGCGAATAACAGCTTTCCACCGTCGTCGCTTTGTAACAGGAACCCTAACGGCTCATTAACATCGTGCTGCACATCAAACGGCAGTATCGTCCATGTTCCAACTCTGAATTGCTTTTTGCTTTCGACTGTAACAATACGGTGATGCTGTAGCTGCAAAGCCTCTTGAGTACCTTTTGACATGTAAACATCTAACCCTCGATTTAACACCGATTCCACGCCTTTACAGTGGTCTTTGTGCTCATGGGTAACAAGTACACCACCAAGGCTAGAAGTCTCGAAATTAACACCCTGCTGTATCTGTTTGAAGCTGATACCACACTCTAGGAGTAGAGGGGTGCTGCCGTCTGTAATGTGATAGCAATTCCCCTTACTTCCTGTTGCTAGAGTTTCTATTTGGATCATTAGAAACCTGGTCCATCAGTAAATGATGCTTGCTGTTGTTCTACTGGCTTTTTAGTTTCAACTACTACTGTTGCCTCAACTTTTTCAGCAGGTTCATTAGAAATATCAATTACTTCTGAGTTAGCATTTTGCTCAATTTCACGCTTCACTTCTTCAATGTCACCCATATCTTTGACTGTTGGCTCAAACTCATTTTCAGTTGTGCGATTAACAGATTCTATTAATAGATCACTATCATCGGATGTATTAATAAAGGCTTTTGAAGCTCGGTTGATAACTGTACGTTTCGCCATTTCTTGCGGATATTTATTTTGGACGTTTTGTGTCTTAGCTGTTGACCATGCTGTTGCAATTTCATCCATTGTCATAACCGTTAAGAACTGATTACCGTCCTCACGCTCAATAATGCAATAAGCACCTTCGATGTCCTCTTTTTTACCTGTAGCAGCTTTCCAATTTACTTTGTGAGCTTTAAAAGCTAATTGACCGCGTTCGTTGTATTCAACTTCAAATTCCTCGCCTTTCCAGATAACATTTGCCCAAATATCTTTGACACCTTTTAATCTTTTAAGGACTGCTTGGGTACCATGATAAGAACGTAGGAATTGCAATTTGTCACCGTATGGCACGAAATAACCTTGTTTTTTAGCTACAGATAACCCTTGTATTGCCATGTCTTGTAATGCAAAGGCAACTGATTCAGGAGTTACTTTATCAATCAAAGCTTTGCTACTACCGAAATCTACGGCTGTCAGTGTGAAATAAGCTGCTTGTAAGGCATTAACTGCTGAATAGTTATCAGGTAAGTTAATTTGACCTTGTTGTTTCATTTCCTCAATCTTTTTGGCTACTTGCGTAACGAAAGCGTTTTGTTTTTCTTTTGTTGCCACCTGTTGCTGTTGTTGTGCCACTTGATTTGTCATTGTTAAATTGCCTCCAATACTTTAAGTTGTAAAGCATCTTTATCAGAAGAATCGAAGCTTTCCATGTGAACTTTAATTTTTTCGCCTTGGCAATTAACTAAAGTAAAATTTTCACCGTCTACTGACTTCACAAGGAAAATACGGTCATATTTTTCACCATCTATGTCATGGCCTTTAATGTGTACTGCTTTACCTGCCAGCTTTGAGTTAAAAACGGTCGTTTGTTCAAATAAATCCATGTTAGATGGCCTCCTTATATTCGATTGGCTCTAATTCAACTCGTAACTGCTTGTCCTTTTCGGAAACCACTAAGCTAATAAGTTGAGTTTCCACATCTATAAACTTGGTTACAGCCTCGGCATTATCCACGAAAATGGGTGCTAGGATGCCATAATGAGCTGATAACGTATTGATGATGTCTAAGCCGACATTAATTTTCGCTGCATTGTTAAGACCTGTGCCGTATGGAACGCCTTTATATGTCGTTTCGCATACTTCGTTTAAACCACCATTTACTTGTGTATCAAATAACTTGAATCGTGCGTATTTAAACTTGCTGTTAATACGTTCGGTAAGCATGTTTACTTTTGTTCGGATAAATTCATCGATAAGGAATGTTGTTTGTTCAAGCTTTTCGTACTCTTGAGCAAGTTTCACCTGTTGATCTTCAAGCTCAATGATTCGTTCTTTGCTTGCTTCAATGTTTGCGTGTTGAGATAAAGCATTGTTGCATCCATTACGAGTGAACTTTAATTTTTCTATTTCTTCATCGATTCCAGCAACAGCTTCATGGGCATGCTCGTTTAACTGCTTAATTTCAGCCTGTAACGCTTCGATTTGTAGAGTGATAGATCTGTATTCATCAGTCACTGTCACATCTGGTACTGATGTTTGAGCTTGTTGCAACTTATCTTGATATTTAGTTAATTCATTCTGTGCTGATTCAAGCTTGTTCTTTGCAGCATCTAATTCCATATTTGCGGTAAATAAATCTTCATTTACTTCGTTGTGACGACGTGCTTTTCGTTCCTTTTCCTGTGCCAACGACCTTCCTTTTTCGTTAACTAAAGATAATCTTCGTGCCTTTTCTTCATTAAATTGTGCAAGAGCTTCATGCCGTGCAGCCTCAACTTGTTCATGTGGTAACTCTTGTTTACAAGAAGGACACTCGCATTTATCCTCATATTCAAACTGAGTATCGTTGTGGTGAGCCCAATCTTTACGCAACTCAACTAGCTGATCTTCTGTACGCTTAATGTCATTGGATAGCTGTTGTAACTCATTTTCTTTCGAGTTTTTATAATTCTCTTTATGTTTAATTTCAGATTGAATAATTTGTACGTTACCTTGCGCTTCTTGAACACGCACTTGAAGCTTATTAATTTCTTGCATGCTATCAGTTTCAAACGTTCGTTTAAGATCAGTACGTTGCATTTCTAACTCTTGCAACTGGCGCTGTTTATCAAGTACTGATGCACCATTTTTCACACGAATTTTCTGTTGCTGTAGTTCATCCATATCAGCTTCGATTTGTTCAACTTGTTCACGCATTTTTTCAATGTCCACTGTCGTTTCCGGCATCATCTTATTGATTTCGTCAATACGGACTGGAATCTTTTCGAGTTCGTCATTAATGTGTTTCTTTTGGCTAGTAATGATTTTCTTCATGTCCTCCATTGTCTTTCCGTTAAGAAGGTCATTCAATTTAGCCAGCGACGGATTTGACGCAATGACATCTTCATCCGAAATGTCACCACAAATTTCAATAAGTAAGGCGCGACGATCTTGCCATTTCATTTGTTCATTGAAATACGTTGGTGAGGTTAAAAGTTTAAACACTTCTTCATCCACGATTTCAGCAACTTTGGCCGTATAGTCTTTTTTAGACATTGGTACATCATCTACAAAATGTTCAACTATATGCCCTGTAAACTCTGCTACAGCTTGACCGCGTTTTTTAGTCCACTTCTCTTTGTAAACTTTCTTTAAAGTGACTTGTACACCATCGATTAAAAATGAACCTTCTACCGTATGCTCTAGATTGTGTCGTTCGGATCCGTCACCGTTTAATGTCTTGATGGCAAAATCCTTTTTGTTATTGCTATCCTTATCGAATAACAGCCATAAGAACGCATCAAACGTTGTAGTTTTTCCTGCCTCGTTGTCACCAAAAATCTGTGCATTACCACCGTCTAATTGAATATCTAATGATTTAATGCCCTTGAAATCACGTAATTTTAAAACTACCAACTCAATTTTCTTCATCTTTTTTGCCCTCCTGTGGTATGATGATGTAAATATTTATTTGTTAAGGCCACTGTTCGCGCAGTGGTTTTTTTGATGGCCTATCCCATCAAGCAGCTTGTAAATTCCAAAGAGGAAACGGCTAACCAACCATTTACAAACTGCTTGACGGAAGCGAGTTTCGACTCGCAAACGTCTGATTTTGTGTTATAATGTTATTGACTATTACCACACTGCTGTTTAATCACTCCAATGATTAAGCAGCTTTTTTATTCGCTTTCTTTTCAAGCAATAATCTACGTTGCTTCTTGTTGAGATGTAACCAATCCCCTGCACTAATGAACATTCATATTCACCACTTTCTGATTGATATTAAGCGCTCTTTTAACGTGAGCCTCCACCACGCTTTAAACTTGAACATGTCTTGGTACAACCTCTGCGTTAATGCCTTTTCCTACATATTTGAGAGCCAGTAAGTGCAACTCTTTTTGACCTTCTAACTGTTGAATACGAATTATAGAGTTTTGCATATCGCGACCACGATTAGCAGCTAACTCGTATCGTCCGTTTTGTGTATGAATAGCGATTTCTTTTATTAAGTCATCAATACAAGCCTTTTCTTTGATGATTTGATCGTTGATTCGTTTTAAAGCATCCAATTGAATAATCCTCCTATAAACATTGGTACCATCGGCATTAGCTGAGTTACTGCATTTACAGTATCCATTCCAAACAACATTGCTGCGGCAGGCATTTCAGAATTAGTTATGTTTATCCACTTCAAGAAAGTTGATAAATCCAATACCTTCCTACCACTTTCTAATTTACTAACGCATGATTGAGTTATATTTAATTCTTCCGCGATATCCTCTTGAGTCATTTTGGCTTTCTTTCGAAAGAGTTTTAGCATTTTTCCGTGTTCAAGTGCATCGAACATAAAAAGTCCTCCTAAATATTCTGAATCGGAATAAATTCCATTGTGGAATACAAATTTCTCCCAAGTTAACTTAATATAGTGATAAGAGGTAGATTTGCCCCTACCTCTTACTAGATTGGTAGTTTGACGAGGCCATTTGCCCTGGCCTCTCCTAACTTGCTTTTAACTTTTTGATGGATTGAACTTGATTGGTGTTTTGTTCAATCCATTTAAAAACTAAATCCCTTGGATACCTTCCATGAATATGTTCGAACTTAGGGAAGGTATCGATTTTTGTTAATTTATAAATGGCGTTCCGTTCGCATTGGAATATTTCGCATAGATGTTCTTGTTTCAACATGTGAGGGTACTTGTTGATTGAGATGTTTTTCAAAACTTGTTCCATTTCTTCACGAATAATGAGTCGTATTTTTTCAAATATATTAGTGATAAAATTCGGATCAAACATAATAGCCCTCCTTTTAATATGATTTAATCTCTGTTTTCTGCTCGTTTAAGGGACTCGCTTGCTTGTTGTAAAATGATGATAATTTCATCTAACTCATCATAATCAAGTGCAGTTGTTACACCTTCTGGATATACGTTAACCATTTCTTTACCATCTTCTGCGTGAAATGTTTCTACGTTATTAATTTCAACTAAAGCAAAATTGTTATTAACATTTACATCTAAAGAAATTGAAATATCTTGTAAGACTAACTGTGATTTACGAATAAACTCTTTCATATTAATTTACCTCCTCATAATCACGTTCGATTGTTGGTACTATACCTTCACCTTTTAACAAGTCATAAATGAACAATCGCCCTTGTTGAGTCCATTTTGTGTGAGGTTTTGATTTTTCTGCATCTATAGCATGCATGTAAGTTTGTGTGTAACCTTTATCTTGGTACTTGGCATATAACAACCAGATATCACCTTGTTTATATTGCACGCCTAACTCATGTAGTTTTTTATTTAGTGTTATAGCACTCATTCCATAATCCTTAGCTATAACGCTTGTGGACAATAACGACTTATTTTGCAAAATCAAATCGTAATACGTGGCTTTGGGTTGTAACTCATTAACACGTTGTTCCAATACTAGATTTGTAGTTGTTAGTTGTTTGATTTGAGCGTCTGCGTATTCTAAAGCTCGTTTCATAATCATTTCAGGACTATTCCAACGTTTTTCGATTTCAATAAAGTATTGTCGAGCTTGTTTCCCTTTTTCATTGCGTTGAATCATAGAAATCTCTTTTGCCATATCTAATTTGAGCGCATGATTTGTAATTGTAGTGAATGGATTACGTGGATTATTGGTTTCTGTTTTTTCGGAAACCAATACAAAATCCGTATTTTCAGCAAACCCATAACCTAGCATCCTTTTAAACCATTCGGTGTATTTTTCTTTCACACCTAAAAATTCGTGTAACTCACGGCCACTAACTATAATTTCTCCATTCTCGTTATAATTAGTTGTGATTAATTGATTCATTTTGTACCTCCTAAGCTAAAATTTTGATACGTTTTGTATCATTTTTGATTAAAAAAATATCAGGAAATATATCTTTCATTGATACACCAAATAAAGCTTCTATCTTAAGCATTAAAGAAATAGATGGATTACGGGTGCATTTTTCAAGTTTTCTTACATAGACCTCCGAAATACCGAGAATTTGTGCTAATTCAAATTGAGTTAAATTGTATTCTTTCCGTAATTTTATAAGTTCCTTTCTCAAACTCGCACCTCCTTTTAGATACGATTTGTATCTGTATTTAGAATATATCAGATACAAATCGTATCGTCAATAGTTTTTGATACTTTTTGTATCATATATTAAAAAAGATACTAATTGTATCTATAATAAGAACATAAGAGTTGTTTAGAGAGGTGATATTATGCTTGGTGAACATTTAAAAAAACTTAGAGGTAAACGAACACAAGAGGAAGTAGCAAAACTCTTGGGGATTTCTAGAGCAAGATATTCTCATTATGAGAACGGCGTACGCCAACCTGACTTTAACACCCTGGAACAGTTGGCCAATTTTTATAATGTTACAACTGATTATTTATTAGGTAGAAATATTTCAGAATATAAAGATTCACTCCCTGAATTAACAGCAAAAGACGAAAAAGATATTGCTAAAGATCTTCAAAAGGTAATTGATGGTGTTGGTGTTGGTAGTTATGCGCAATTTGATGGACAGACTATCGATGATTTAGACGAAGAAGATCGTGAACTTTTAATTGCATCCCTGGAGAATTCCATGAAATTAGCTAAAAGACTAGCTAAGAAAAAATTTACTCCTAAAAAGTATAGAGATAAAGAGTGATAAGGGGCTTGATTGCATGGGTGTTGAAGAAATTGTTTTACGATTGATGAAAAAATACAATACTAATGATCCTTTTAAGTTAGCAAAAAAATTAAATATAGTAATTGTTTATCACGAATTAGGAAAAGTTTATGGTTATTATCGTTCTTATAAGAGAACAAAGATAATTCATATTAACAACAATTTGAGTATAGAGGAACAGATTGTTGTTTGTGCCCATGAATTAGGACACGCAATACTACACCCAGATGTGGACACTGCTTTTTATAAAAAGCATACATTTTTCGCAACTGAAAAAATAGAGCTAGAAGCAAACTCTTTTGCTGCACACCTTTTAATACCAGACGAAAGTTTATTTGATTCATACGAGCAAATGACATTCAATGATATAGCTTCCTTACACAGAGTTCCAGTAGAATTAGTGGAATTAAAATTTAAGGGGCTATTTTAATACATAAAAAAAGAACATACATTCTTACATTAGGAGGATATTACATGGCTTCTATTCAAAAATATGAATTAAAAGACGGTAAAGAACGGTGGATGTATGTAATTGAAAACGGTACTAATCCCACTACTGGTAAGAGAGAGCGAATTGTTAAAAGAGGTTTTTTAAAAGAAAAGGATGCTATTAAGGCTGCTCGTGCTATGGAATATGAAATAGATAAATGGAATTTAGATTTTAAAAACAAAGCAACCTTTCGTGACTTAGGAGATGAGTGGTTTGAACGGTATACAAAAAGTGGTGTAAAAAATAGCACCATACGTTCAAAAGATTATCATTTAGAAAAGTTATATGAAGGTTTTGGGCATGTTAAAGTTCAAAATATATCACAAGATGTTTATCAAAAGTTTCTATTTAATCTCCACGAGCAATTATCTTATAACACTTTGACAAATGTTCACGGTACAGCTAAACAGGTATTTAAATATGCTCGTGAAAAGAAAATACTATTAGATGATCCAACTGAATTCACGATTGTTCCTAAGCGAATTAAAACGGTCGAAGAGATTGAAAGTGAGGCTATCACCGATACATACTTCGAAAAACATGAATTAAAGGCGTTTTTAGATGTTTGTTATCAGAGTGGTAAAATAGGTGACTATGTTTATTTCAACACATTAGCATGGACAGGAATGCGTCCAGGAGAGGCATTAGCATTAAAGTGGTCTGATATAGATTTTGAAGAAGGAACCATCAACATAACAAAGACTCTTTATAATCCAAAGAATAAATTTGATCAATTTGAACTTACTCCTCCTAAAACAGAGGGTTCAATTCGGAAAATAGATATTGAAGAGGAACTCATAGCTTTATTAATAGGGCATCAACTAAATCAAAAAAAGATAAAAACTATTTATGAGAAGAATTATAAAGATTTTGATTTTGTTTTCTCGCGCTTATATGGCGAATATATGGGTTATCCATGGTATTTACGAATTGTGAATAGACACATGAAATTAATTTTGAATAAAATGCCAAATTTCAATAAGCAACTAACACCACATTCATTCCGACACACTCACACTTCTCTTTTAGCAGAGATTGATGTACCGTTAGAATTAATCATGGATCGATTAGGTCACGAAGATGAAGATACAACTAAAAAAATATATCTTCATGTTACTCAAGACAGAAAAAAAGAAGCATCAGAAAAATTCGGTAAATTGATGAGAGAACTTCAAAAAACATGA